CTGTGCGCAATGGTATCGCTCGCTGATGACAGGTCAATCGTACAAGCGTCGGACGTCTGAGACGCCCTGCATGCAACCAGCATGTGGACACGCTTGCCGTCCTTGAGGTCAATACCTCTAGCCCTAAGACGCTCTGCCATAACGAGGCCTAAACCCCGCTGGTAGTAAGCGTTCAGGGAAGGCTCCTTCGCGCACGGTCTGTGCGTGGTGGAGTCCTTCGGGACGGTAAAGTACACGTTGCCGCGTACAAACGACGGACTATGTCCGAGATTGGCTTGCGCCTTTGCCCATAAGGTCCCTGTCCAAGGGACCAAGTGGAAGAGGGCATCTCGGGTTAGGGTGGGAACCGACGACATTTTATCTGGGACAGTAGTGTACCCAGACCTGTCGGAGACTGTCGCACCCGGACCGAAGGCACCTTCCCAGGTGCTCGGTGGAGCCTCACCAATAAGCCATTCAAGATTTTTTCGCACCGACGCCAAAACGGCGCCGACACGCTCAAGGTAAGGGTCCCCTATAAGGGGACCCCTGTCCAAGAGCTCGTCGAATCGTCTATTGGTGACAAAGCATTGCCGCTCTGCCTGCCACCACTTATCCAAAGTGATAGCATCGAGGTCGAGAGTCGTTGGGAGATCAGCACACTTGCGGAGAAGATCCGTAGCCATGCTAGCCGCCCAATAACTCTCGGAGTCCAGGTAGTCCACAGGGGTCGCCTTTAACGAGGCGATTTGATCCCACTGCTCGTAGCGACACAGTATTGCAACTGTTAAACTACGCGGACAGTCAAGGTCTGCCATAAGGGCTTCGACCACACGAAGCGCATCATGCGTCATCATGTCGAACAACTCCTTCCCGCCCCTGAGGGGCTAGTATGGGAGGGTCACAGTGCTCTCGTCAGGTACGGCAGGCTTATAGCCAGTACGAACCCGAGGAAGAACGCCAGAAACTCCCGGTTCACGTTAAGTGGCCGAGAAACCAGACTTGATGCAATCCTTCACGAGGGTTGCGACAAGCAGGTTGGCGTACTGCGACACGAACTCGTTGATATCCGCCTGGCTCATCCCCTTGGGGAAGCGCCAGTTGGTATCAGCCGAGGCCTTGTCCACGACAGAAGTGATGCTGGTCGTCGTGTTGGTGGCGATTTGAGGGTAAACGAAAGTGCTGCGAACAGCACGCTTCGAACCCTTATCCGCGTCCTTCGCAGCGAGCCGGAGTTCCGGCTGATGCGCGGGAGCGGTGCCGACAGTCTGGGCTTTCCAGACGGCCGGCTGATCGCCAGAAGCCGGGCTCACGCCCGTGTACACGATGTCCGTGGTACCGTCATTCTTTTTGACGGTGATATTTGCCAAAGCAGGCATAGGTTTCTCCTTAGGAGGGTAAATTACCGCGAATTGCGGAGTGTCTGAACGAGAAGTGCAACGGAAACGGCAGCACGAGTCTGCGCTGTATCCAGGCGATTGCTGAACACATACCGTTGCGCCCTTTTCAACTGGACCGCTGGGCCAGTCAAACCAACCGTTCGTTTGAAGTTTCTGGTGGTTGAGACCATCTCCCACCCCCCATAAAGGGGGTCGGAGGTCTTGTTCCAGAGGTATGATCTACCTCCTATCTCGGATTTTCGTGAGGTCCATCCGTTTGTGACGGTAAGACCGTGGAAGTCTGACATGGAACTGAGATACGTCCCAAAAGTGCCAAACCAGTCCACGACGAATGAGAAAGGAACAAGTTCCCAAGCTACAGCAAGAGGGTTAGTCAAGCCGAGCCGGGCGGCAAGGTACAGGTTAGGGTTTGAAACCTTCACTGTACACCCCATGGCGACGCGGCATGTGCCGGAGAATGACGCGCCTTGAGTCCAGGACCACGAGCCCCCACTATCAGTACGGAAAACCCACTGATAGTCCGTCTTAGCCGAAGCTCTGACAGTAACGGGGGCAAAGTCCTTCTCGAGGATATCCTGAACATCTCCGAAGGTCCCTATGAGAGGGGACCATCCGAAGTGCCACTCGAGAAAAAGGTCGGCAAAGCTTTTTGAGCCTGCCTTACTCTTGTCCCAAGCATTTGGATACATCTCGCGGTACCTATGGCGTTGAGCCGCTGATAGTCCGAGTTGATCGGCAGCGGTTCGGAAATCGAGCTTTCTCAAGGCTCGAGCCATCTGGCGGATCTGGTTGACCCGATTGAAAACCATAGCGTACGTTTTAGCACGCTCGGCCGCATCAACTGCGAGCTGCGCTGCAGAGTTAACCTCATCGAGCAGCTTTTCATAGCAGCGAGTAAAGGGGTAATACTCACCGCTCCACGTGGGTACCGGGGCGTGAAGGGCACTACTGCCCGACACATCCCAAGTCGCGACGTTGCCTGAGGCATCTGTCGTGACGACTCCCCACTTCTTCGCTGAGACGCAGTGCTTATGAGTCAAATCATAAGCCAAAGGTTGGACATAGGGTGGTGATTGCCTATA